AATGTAGGAAAAGAGAGAACAGCTGATACTGAACTGTAATAAGTAATAGTGTGGGCTTCGGCCCACACAAATTTTTAAGGAGAAACAAATGTCAACAGACGTAAAGAGTAAAACATTCTTAAACAGTTTATCTGCTGCAACAGCATCAATAGCTGCACTACAAACTACAAGTGGAGCTGACAATTTATCTTTAGCAACAGCAGCTGGGACAGGTGCGTTTCATGATACAGATCAAGCGTGTGCACTTACTTTAACTTCAGCAGGAAATATTTCTGGAGTCACTTTTACAGTGACTGGAACAGATATTGCAGGCAATGCTCTTACAGAAGATATTACAGGACCAAACAATACTACAGTGACAGGCTCTAAATTTTTTAATACTGTTACTAATGTAGCTGTTGATGGTGCTGTAGGAACAAACACTTCAGTTGGAAATGCTGCAGGAACCTCAGGTGGACAAGCTGTATTAACAGCAGGTAGAACTAGAGTTAGAGGGATGCATATTACAACTGGCGGAACTGTAGGAAATATATCTTATTTTAATACATCACCTGTATCGGGAACGTCTTTATTTTCTTTTCAAGTTGCTACAACTACAAAAGATTATATTGATCCATACATTCCAGATGATGGAGTATTATTTGATGCAGGAGCTTTTATAGATATTCCGGCAGGAACAGCGGTGAGTGTTACGACATTCTTTGATGGGTAGGAGGTTAAATGGCCAACACTACTTCTGGAACAGTAACGTTCGATAAAACTTTTGCTATCGAAGAGATAATAGAAGACGCTTTTGAACGTATTGGATTAAATTCTGTAGCAGGTTATCAACTTAAATCTGCTAGAAGATCTCTTAATATTCTATTTCAAGAATGGGGTAATAGAGGTATTCACTATTGGGAAGTAGGTTCAACTAATTTAGATCTCATAGAAGGTCAAGCAGACTATGATTTTTTTAGATCAAGTGGTGATGGAACATCAGCCGTAACCACAGATCCAGCTAGTGTGTTTGGAATATCCGATGTTCTTGAGGCACAATTAAGATCAAACAGAACACAGACGACACAATCAGATAGTCCTATGACTAAAGTTGATAGGTCTACGTACGCAGGATTCTCAAACAAATTATCTAAAGGCACACCTAATCAATATTGGGTAGAGAGATTTATAGATAAAGTTACGATACACGTCTACCCGACACCAGATTCAACAAATGCATCTAAAGACATGCATTTCTTTTTTATAAAAAGAATACAAGATGTTGGAGATTATACGAATGCAACTGACGTTCCATTTAGATTTGTGCCTTGCATGGTATCAGGACTTGCATATTATTTATCACAAAAATATCAACCACAAATGGTTCAAGTTATGAAACTTGCTTACGAAGATGAATTTGCTAGAGCATTAGCAGAAGATGGCTCTGCATCTAGCACACATATAACACCAAAAGCATATTATCCAGGAGCATAATGGCAAAGTACGCAACAGGTAAATACGCAAGAGCAATATCAGATAGATCAGGTATGGAGTTTCCATATAAAGAAATGGTCAGAGAGTGGAATGGTGCGTTTGTGCATGTGTCTGAATTTGAACCAAAGCAACCACAATTAGAACCAAAACCTATGAATGGTGATTCAATATCTTTAAGACATGTAAGACCTGACAGAGTAGAGACTGCTGTTCCTAAAATATTACCATTAAATGCATTTACAACAACTAGTGGATCCACAACAATATCTGTTAATGAACCAGATCATGGTAGATCAACATCTGATACAGTTAGGTTTAGAGATGCAGAAGTCGTTGGTGGAGTGGCTGCAGCGACAATAAATTTAGCTGCAGGGTACACAATTACAAAAGTAGATGATGATAATTATACCTTTGCAACAGGAACAACATCTAGTATAACTGAAACAGGAGGAGGTGGTTCTGCATCTGCGGGACCGGTAACGGTAACACCATGATTAAATTTTTTAAAAAATGGATTTGCAAAATTTTTCACATCAAACAATGTGCATGTCCAGAGGACGAACATATAGAATTTTATACAAAAGTTCCAGAGCCAGAAATTAAAGTTCATGTTGAAGAACCAAAATGGAAATGTGGAACACACAACAGATATAAAAAAAGTTGTCCTATTTGTAGAGAGATAGCGGGAGTTTTATAATGGCAGGATTAAGTGCATCAGGATTAAAAACACAGATAAGAAGTTATACCGAAACAGATTCTAATGTTTTAACAGACGCTGTTTTAGAAAATATTATTTTAAATGCACAGTATAGAATTTTTAGAGATGTGCCTATTGATGCTGATAGAAAACAACAACTAGGTAATTTAGTTACGGGACAAGAAACAATTAATGCTCCAGCGGGAGCAGTTTTTATTAGAGGGATACAGGTTTATGATTCAACATCAGCAACAACCGGAGCTAATGTTTGGTTAGAAAAAAAAGATATTACTTATTTACAACAATACGTATCTTCAACAGAATCAGCAAAAAGAGGACAACCAAAATACTATGCTATGTTTGGTGGTGCTACAGGGGAATCTGATACTACATCTGGAAGAATGATGTTTGCTCCTGTTCCTGATACTACTTATAAATTTAGAGTCCATTATAATGTGGCTCCAGCTTTATTAGAAAATAATGATACTAATTATATTAGTCTTAATTTCCCAAATGGGCTATTATATTGCTGTTTATCAGAAGCATATGGATTTTTAAAAGGTCCGATTGATATGTTGACATTATACGAGAATAAATATAAACAAGAGGTACAGAAGTTTGCTAATGAGCAAGTTGGTAGAAGACGAAGAGATGACTATACTGATGGCGCTGTTCGTATCCCAGTGACCTCAGCAAACCCGTAGGAGATTAAATTATGGCAATAACATCAGCAATTTGTACAAGTTTTAAACAAGAGCTTTTAGTTGGAACACACAATTTTACAGCTACTACTGGAAACACTTTTAAAATAGCTTTATACACAAGTTCTGCAACTTTAGGTGCAGGCACAACAGCTTTCTCAGCTACAAACGAAATAACAAACTCTTCAGGAACAGCATACACGTCTGGTGGTGCAACGTTAACAAGTGTTACACCTACAACTGACAGCACGACAGCGATTTGTGATTTTGCAGACGTAAGTTTTACATCTGCTTCTTTTACAGCAAACGGTGCTTTAATATACAACTCATCACAATCTAACAAAGCTGTTGCAGTGGTTGCCTTTGGTGCAGATAAAACTGTAACAAGTGGTACATTCACAATACAATTCCCAACAGCGGACGCAACGAACGCAATCATAAGATTAGCATAAGGGGGTAAGTCCTTATGGCGAACACTTGGAACGAGTCAGGCACAACCTGGAGCACTGGTCGTTGGGGAACTACCGATCCAATAGTAACAGGGTGGGGTGCAAAATCTTGGAATGAACCAGGCACAACTTGGAATGATTTAGCTGATCAACAAGTTAATTTAACAAACCCTGGTGCAATAACTTCTAGTGTAGGCTCTGTAAGCATAACAGCTGAAATAAATACTGGTTGGGGTCAAGACGGTTGGGGTGTTGAAAACTGGGGTGAATCTGGAATTGTTGTTGAATTAGAAACTTTAACTGCAATGACCACTACACTGGGCACTGGTAGTGCTTGGAATAATGGTTCTTGGGGTCAGCCACAAGCTTGGAATACTTTTGTTTTATCACCAGCTGATGTGATGGGTTTAACTGGTCAAGCTTCTACGCCTGCAGTTGGATCAATTACAGCTAAATCAGATTTTACAGGAACATTAAGTGGACAATCTGCAACTTTATCAGTTGGTTCAATATCACCTGCTGATGTAATGGGAGTTTCAGGTCAAGCCATAACTTCTGCAGTTGGTTCAATATCACCTGCTGACGTAATGGGATTAACAGGAGTTTCTACTACTTCGTCTGTTGGAGATGTAGAAATTAATTCTAGTCCTATCATTGATTTAACAGGTCAAACGATGACAATCAGTGTTGGATCAATTAGTCCTGCAGATGTAATGGGAGTAACTGGACTTTCAATAACTTCATCAGTTGGATCAATCAGTCCTGATGATGTAGTAGGATTAACAGGACAATCTAGTACAGTTTCAGTGGCTGGATTTGGCACAGCTTCAGGTTTTGGAATTCAAGCATTTGAGGCTGTTGACACTGGTTCAAATTCATCATATACAAGTGTTGCAACTGGATCAAATACAAGTTATACTGACGCTGCATAGGAGATAAATTATGGCATCAACATTTACACCTTTAGGTGTCGAACTTCAAGCAACCGGAGAAAATGCCGGCACATGGGGTACGAAGACCAATACAAACTTACAACTCGTTGAACAAATTGCAGGTGGTTTTACACAGCAAGCAGTCTCAGATTCTGGAGATACAGATCTTTCTGTATCTGATGGATCAACTGGTGCAACTCTTGCACACAGAATGATTGAGTTTACAGGAACTCTTTCTGCTGGCAGAAATGTAACTATACCAATTGATGTCCAAACTTTTTATTTTTTAAAAAATTCTACAAGTGGCTCTCAAGTTGTAACTTTTAAATATGTTACAGGATCTGGTGATAGCGTAGCAGTAGCTAATGGAGCAACTGTTCTTGTATTTGCTTCTGCAAATGATGGTACTAATCCAGATATTATTGATTTAGGTTTTGGTTCAGGTGATGTAACTCTTACTGGAACACAGACTCTAACAAATAAAACTTTAACTAGTCCTGTAATAGGAACAAAAATTTCAGACACAAATGGAAACGAATTAATTAATCTTACTGCAACAGGTTCAGCAGTTAATGAATTTACAATAGCTAACGCAGGAACAGGTAATGGTCCAGTTTTATCAGCAACAGGAGAAACTAACGTTGACATAAATATTAATCCAAAAGGAACAGGAACTCTTAAAACAGGATCAGCAGCAGTCAAAGTTGCAGGAAAAGAAACTATCTGGGTTCCAGCAGTCGCTATGTATCCTAATACTACAAATGGATGTGCAGATATAGCACAAACAGAATTATCAAATGGCCCTGAAATTAAATCATTAGATTTTGATAAAGATTCAGATGAGTTTGCACAGTTTGCTGTGGCTTTTCCTAAATCATGGAATGAAGGCACAATTACTTTTCAAGCATTTTTTACAGCAGACTCAACAAACACAGGAACTGTTTCTTGGGCCTTAAATGGTGTTGCTATTGCAGATAATGATAGTGTTAATACTGCATTTGGAACTGCAGTTGCACCAACAGCAAAAGCTCACAGTGGAACAGCAAACGATTTAGATGTGACAGCGGAAAGTGGAGCAGTAACTATTGCAGGTTCACCTAGTACAGACGAACAGGTGTTCTTTCAAATCGCAAGAGATGTATCAGAAGATAGTTTAACAGCTGATGCAAAACTTTTAGGTATTAAAATATTCTTCACTACTGACGCTGCAAACGACGCATAAGGAGTAGAATAGTGAAAGACATTTTAGATTATCCTTTAATAACTCAAAAAGGATTAAAGAAACAATTATCAGGCCCCAAAAGAAAATCTTTTGGATATCAAGTCTTAGGTTTCGGATCAGGTGGAGCGAAAGTTCCTGTAATAGGTAGATTCCTATTGATAGCCGGAGGTGGTGGTGGATTAGGTGTAGATTCTCCAGTAAACGGAACCGCCGGTGGAGGTGGAGGAGGAGTTGTCTATATGGCTAATTCTCCTAATGCAACTGACGCAGTTTTCTTTAAAGGTGCAAATCCAATCGTGATTGGATCTGGTGGAGCAGGATCAACTCAAACTACTTCTAATGCTGTGGGTGTTGACTCTACAATTAATTTAACAGCAGCAATATCTGCTGGAGGCGGATCTTTATCGCAAGCACCTAATTTTCCTAATTTTCAACCAAGTCCTAATAATCCATATCCAGGTGGAGCTGCTGAGGGTGGCTCAGGAAGTGGATCAGGAAGAGCTAATCTTCCAGGTGGAGCGGCTATTCAACCTCAACTACCAGGTATATCTGGAACTTCTGGGTTTGGTAATAATGGTGGACCAGGTAGTCCAAACCATGGGTCTAGAACGTCTGGAGGAGGCGGTGGAGCAGGAGGCACAGGAGGCGCTCCTAGTCCCCCTTCATCAGGACCGGGTGGTGCTGGTAAAAATATTCCAGGAGCCTTTCCTAATCCTCTATTTAGTCCAACAACCATTGCTGGTGGAGGAGGTAGCGGTGTATACGCAACTTACTCTGGTAGTGGTGGATCTGCAGGCCCAGGAGGCGGAGGAGCGGGTAACCCTAATACAGGAACTCCTCAATCAAGTCGATCAGGGGGTGCAAACACCGGAGGCGGTGGAGGCGGTGGAGGATTCACTCCAAGAAACCCTCCAAGTGCTGGTGGTAATGGTGGTTCAGGATTAGCTTTAATTAGAATTGATCCAGGTCCAGCAGCTATGGCTGTTACAG